TGATAGTTAGTTTAGTAGTAAGATTGCCGTTTAGAGCAGTCATACCAGCCCACACACCAGCAGCGGTAGTCTGACGGAATGGGTTATTAGGACTCTGAACAGTGTTGGTCACCATCAAAGGCATGAAAGGAGCATAAGCCAAAGGAGCATTGAAGTAGTTGCCGGAATTGCTCAGGACAACGATTTCAGCGTCAGGCACAACCCCAGTAGCGCGGATAACTGGCACACCATCGTAGTAACCATATAGACCAACCGACACAGTAGCTGCATCAGGAGCGATCTGGAAGTCAGGCATACCACGTAGAACAGCTGCAGCAGTCTTACCTGCGATGTAGCGGTTGGCAGTAGGAGCACCAGACTGATTATGCAACACAGCTTCAGTGGCGGCAATACCGTCAATGAAGGTTAGTTTATGTTCAGCATAGCTGACGCCTGCATCAGGAGTACGATTCCAGTTAGTATTAGAACCGTCGCGGATATTGGCCATCAAAGCAACAATAGCGTTGGTGTTCAGGATACGAGTCAACTCGTTGGTCAAGTCAGTGGCTACTTCGTCAGTAGCTGAGCGACCAAAGCGCTGGCTGAATGCGAAGTTAGCGAATGCACCAACGTCAGAACCCAATGCCCAGATTTGGGCACGGATGTCTTTAGTCAACAAGTTACCTTGAATCTTCTCGATAGAAGAAGCAGTATCCAAATCAACGTGGTAGATGGCTTCAACAACTTTACCAGCACCAGGATTGGCTTCAAAAGTTACTTCCCATGCACCAGACGTGTAGTCAATAGTACCAGAGAAACCAAAGCCTAGAATCTTACCTTGACCATCATCTTTACCATAGCCAACAGTGGGGATATTCACGTCAACACGATAAGGACGTAGATTACCACCAGTGATGTTACCAGAGTAAGTCAGAGTTGCGTTTACAGTAGCTGCAACTAGGTTGACTTTCTGCACAGCAGAACCTAGAGTACCAGCACCAGGATTGTCACGAGCCAAAGGAGATGCGATGGTCTGACCAGCAGTGTAACCACCAGTAGCTTGCATTGCACGGATTGATTTGTAGTAAACAATTCCCATTATGTTCAAGGAGAGACGCTACTCCCTCCTCCGCAGCATTACCTGCACGCTCATACTTTCATATGAGATCAGACTATATCATCATGATTTTCATCATGCTTTGCACTTCCACTGCCAAAAGCTTGCAGTGTACTCTACTCCCTTATCCTCATTGGAGGTGGTTTCGATAGTCGTTGAACCTTACCCCGGTAATCGGGGTCTTGGTTGCTGATTGCCCATTGAAATATCTATAGGACTTTCTTTTAAGGATTTACATCTAAAAGAAAAATGTCCTATGCCTGAACTACGCATTATCCTAGTAAATTTTCCATCTTTTCGTTCTTCATTTTGTCTAGCTGAAATCTCAAGAGTAGTATAAGGGATATTTAACTTAGACGCAAGCTTCCGAAGACAGCCACGACTAGCAATATGATATCCACCATCTGGAGATACGACTATATAATAGAACTTTGTCATACCATTATTACTCCCACTACGAAGATGTGTAGTTTGGGAATAATATCGTCTATAGACTAATTTTGGTAAATCATCAAGAGTTTTATTTCTATTTTGATCAAACCATTTTGTCATACTTTCGCTATTTAAGCGAGCAGATTCTTCTGGAGTATAAGAATAACAAGACCGGGCACCTATTAAGGATTTGGCTATGTTTCTATTACGCCTATATAAGGCTTCTCCTGAAAGGTCGACGCCACCGTCTCCACCTGCAGTATGATTAACTAATGGTCCTTGATTTAAATCTCGGCGACCAATTAGTTTTATTAATTCTATTTCCAATTCACAAGATTCTTCGTGAGTCAAATTATCTTTGACAACTATAATGTTTTCTCTGACTGCATCTTCACCAAAAAGCTTAATAAGCTTTCTAATTAGATTAGTCTTGAGACACTTTTTATCTGAATCAAGTGCGGTATTTAAATGTGAAAATTTACGGTGATCCAATTTACTAAGACCAATATAATACGGCACTTTGGAAAAAGTGTGATTTCCATATATAACTGGGCCTAATGAACGGGGATCTAGATATGCATAAACATAATTAGAGTTTTCAGTTCCCATACTAATTCCTTATTGCGCAATAAGAGGTATGAGAGGTTTAGGTAAAAGAAACTGAAGTATAAAAAATTATGTATTCAAGCTCAAGATTGTCACTTATTTCTAAGTACTTGAAGCTTTAGGGTGTTCCAGCAGTTCACAAAGTTTAGAGAGCACCGAATAGGTTTAATGCTCTTCAGACATTGGCTGAATAGAAGCAATCAAAGGCAGGATAGACGAGCCAACAGAAGCGGTGATAACGTCCAGAGCGATCTGAGGAATAGCACCCAAAGAACCTAG